ACGATGACCGCCGCCGCCATGGGTAGCTGGGGCAAGCCACGCCTCTCGCATCACACCATCTACGCGGTGCTGGAAGCCCCTGAGCAGGCGATGCGAAACCATGGGACATTCGGCGGGATGTTGCGGCCGGTGAACGAAGGTGCCCGCATTGGGGGCCCCACCGTGACCCAATGGAACAATGCCATTGCGCCGAGCGGCATTGGTGGCAATGGGGCGCTGGGGTCTTGGGGATTCTGGGGCGTTGGCATGCCGACCCTCTACAACAAGCGCCAGTTCATTCAGGCCACGGGCACCTACATGGGCCGCATGGGCTGGGTGACGATCCCAGGCCCACAGACTATCCTGCAAGAGGATTCGATCCTGTCTTTGCAGTGGGGGGGCGCTACCGTTTCTCGCCCACCCTATCGAGGCCCCATGTACGTGAGTTCCGTCACTGTCGGGGCAGGGGGCATGGGCGCGCACATGGTGGACTTCTACCACCGCCGACTCTATCCCCGGGGCTTCCTGTCGCAAAGCCTGGGCGGGCCAAATCCGTTCGCCAGTGCAAACATGCCCAACAGCTTGACCGTTGGTCCCCCGAACCTGCACCAGCAGGTTGGGTTTGATGCCACCACATACGGCAATGCCTGGGTATCCCTGCGCGTGCGCGGCGTGACCGCCCAAGGGTTTGAGTCTTTTCTGTCGGAGTACGACTATCAGAACTTCAAGCACCGTATGCGCGTGCGCCGCGCAGAAAAGCCTGTGGTGCGTCTTACCTTGGCCCCCTCCGGCCTTGAGTCCGCGTGGGTGGGAACGCCAGGCGTTCGCCCTGGTGTGCACTTCATCCGGCCGGATGGCAATTCCGATCAGTTCCGCAAAGGAGCCTTCTAGTGAAACCCTTCTCCATGATGCCCCTGGCGGGCATCGACAACGCCTCGGACGACGAGGAATTGCAGGTAGGTGGCGATGCCCCGCGCCTGTTCTTGCGCGAAGCTGTGAATGTGAACATCACGGAGTCGGGCCGCCTTCGGATGCGCCCTGGCCGCCGCAAGGTGAGCGACAAGCCGCTGGCGTGCCTTTGGCAGAGTCCGTTGCACCGAGACGTGTTCGGACTGCTGGGCGATCAGTGGGTGAAGGTGGACCCTGCAACCTGGAGCACGCAGGCCCTGGCCACCATTGGCACCGGCACGCTGTCGCACGTGGTGCTGAATTCCCAGGTGCTGGCCGCTGGAACCGAGGGCATCTATGCCTATGACGGCCACACGGCGAGGCGCTTTACCCTGGGCGTTCCGCCGCCGCCGATGGTCACACATGGCGCGGGTGCGCTGGAGCCTGGCGCCTACGGCGTGGCCCTGGCCTGGCTGCGTGGCGCCATGGAGTCCCCACTGTCACCCATGACGCATTGCACGGTGGGCGCTGGGGGCGGGCTATCGATCCTGCTGCCCCTGTGCCCGGACGCGAGCGTGACCGGCGTGCGGCTCTACCTGACCAGCCAGAACGGCGGCGAGCTGGCGCGGGGCGAGGACTACCCGATTGCCCTGCAGAGCCTGGAGGTGCCGCTGATTCCCAAGCGCGGCGCGGCGGCGGCGTTCAGGCACATGGAGCCCATGCCCACGGGCGACTACCTGGGGTACTGGCGCGGGCGCCTGGTGGTGGCGCGGGGCAGCGTGCTGCGCTTTTCTGAAGCGCTGGCCTACCATGTGCACGATCCATTGCATGGGTTCGTGCAGATGCCACAGCGCATCACCTTTCTGCATCCGGTCGATGGCGGGCTGTGGGTGGGGCAGGTGGACCATGTTGCGTTTTTGGCCGGTTCGACGCCGGGCGAGCTGGTCATGGCGCGAAAGACCGCCAAGGCGCCGGTACCGGGAAGCGCTGTTGCGCTGGACGCCGAGGCTGCTGGCGAAATCTCCAGCGGTGGTGCCTCTACCGTGGTGTGGCTTGCGGCCAATGGCTACGTGCTGGGCAGCCCCAGCGGATCGGTGGTTGAAACCCGCGCGGGCCGACTGTCTGGCATCACCGGCAACCGGGCGACCAGCATAGTGTTTGGCAAACGGTTGCTGACCGCTGTAACCTGACTTTCTCAATTTGGCGCGCAGGAGTGCGCCTTGTCTCAACCAAGGAGCAAGGCATGAACCTGCGCAATGAATTGGCCCGCGAACTGCGCGCGGAGCGTTTTGACCTGACGCCAAGCGGCGTCTTCTTCCATCGTCCTGGCGTGCTGGTGGGCGGTGAATACTTCGGCCGTGTCAATGGCGGCCAGTGGGAGAAGGAGGGGGACAACCTCATCGTGACCGAAGGCATGGCCCACATGCTGAATGTGGCCCTGGGCGTGACCGCAAAGCCAGCGGGCTACTTCCTCGCCATCTCAAGCGGCGCAACGCCACCCGCCGCTAACTGGACGGCGGGCTCCTACGCGGCCACGGCCAGCGAAATCGTGAGCATGACCGAGGGGCATACGGGGGCGACCCGCCCCGCGTGGACTCCCGCAACCACGAACACCGGCAGCATCGACAACATGGCATCCGTGGCCGTGCTGAACATTGCTACGGCCGCGCAGCTCAATGTGACCGGCGCGGCGCTGCTGTCCAACAGCCAGCGCGGCGGCACCAGTGGCGTGCTCGTGTCGGCCTCTCTGTTCCCAGCTGCTCGCACCTTCCAGGCAGGCGACACCTACGAGCTGGGCTACCGCGTGAACATGACGGTGTAAGCCGCCATGCACCAGCCGCGCCCCTACGGTCTTTACGGACAGCTCCACGGCGAAGAGGACGTGGCTGCCGTTGATGCCTTGGTGCGTCGCCTGACCAATCTCAAGCACGCGGGCAGCCTCGCATCCATCAAGTTGGTGCGTGATCTGCCAAGCGGCGGTGTGGCGATTGCGTTGGACATGGGCGGCGTGCTCAAGGTCATCGTGCGCCGCCAGGATGAAGAGCAGCCGCTGGACACGGCCCATGATGGGATCGCAAAAGCCGACATTCCCATGCTGTTTTCTGGGGTCATCACGCGGCCATTCTTCCAATCAGGTTCAGGCGTGGAAATGAACCTGACGGCACAGGCATGCCGACGCCTGGCGAACTACGCCAAGGATGGCGCTGGGGGCGTCAGCCCCCGGCAATCACTGCAGCGCTTTGCCATCGAATACGCACCAAGGCATTCAGAGTTCATTCCTGACCAGCCTGGTGCTTTCACCCACTCGCAGTACGTGAACCTGCGCGCCACTTGGTTTTCTGGCCGCATGGCCACCCTGGTGCAAGTCGCTGGCGGCTACGGCCGGCAGGACTTCGATGCGCTTCCCGATAGCCGGGTAGAAAGGGCAAAGCTGAAACTGCCCGAGAAGGTGCGGGAGAAGGTGGAGCGCCAGCTTGGGAACCAGCGCTTGCCGGGATACACCGGCCTGCCCCCTGAGTCTGGACAAATTCAGTTCGATTACAAGTTCTTTGAGACGCATGCCGTCAGCTTTGGCTCGTCTGGGAAGCCGTGGCTCGTGCGGATCAACCAGTCCGGTGTCTATGCCATGCCGCTTCCGATGGTGCCAGCCACAACGACAACGGCTTTCCGTGAGTACATGGAACAGGTGGGTGACGAGGAAATCACTTGGTTGCTGGATCGATTCGGTGGGATGCCGTCTGGAGAGGGCTTTCCCGTGGGCGCTACCGCGTTTGAGGCGTGGCGCCGCGCTGGCGTCATCAGCAAAGTCTGCGATGTGGGCGACTTCTATCAGAACAGCATGTATTCGTCCGCTTGCGGCTGGTGCGCAAACACCTCAGGAACCCAATTGGTGAACACCTGCTGGGAGTTCGGAGACGACGGCATTCAGGTGGGCAAGACCTTCATGATGTCTTTGCGCATGGGTGCGGCGACCAATGACGGGCGCTTGCCCCATGGGTTTGAATTGAGCGACCCCTTGCAGCAAGCGCAGCTCAACGCCTACTTGGCGGCCATCTATGAGGCCATCCCAAAGACCCAAAGTGGCCTGGCCATCAAATACAAGCTGCGCAGGGTACCCGTTGCTGACATTTTGGCCCGGGCGAGCGGTGGGGCGAGCGGCGTGAATGCGCAGGCAGAGGTGAGCCACTGGGACAACCTGGAAATGTCGCCCATCGCTTCTCATTCTGGGAGTGTGAGTCTGATCGCCAGGGGCAAGCTGTGGGCGCCGGGGCGCCCTCGATCGCATCCACAGATCAAGTTTGCAGAGCCGTTGATGGAAGGGTGTGTCTCCCATGATTTTGGACGTCTGGAGGGTTCCCCTTCACCAAACCCCGCGCCACTGTGCGACACCATCATGTACGCCTACTACGTGGGCGATGACCTGAAGGTGGTCAAGTATTTCCGCGATGACCGCTCCTACTTCCGCGAGGTTGAGGACAACTACGAGGACTGCATGATCGTCGGCGCCTGGGAGCGCACCATCACCGAGGGCTCCACCTCGCTCCTGGGTCACTTCTACCTGTCAGACCTGGACGAGCGCAAAGCGGCCGCGCCTGTCACTACGGTTATCAAGACTGTGG